ACATTTGGGTATAGTTGAAACTGAAAGCAAGTTTAAAAAATCTGCCACCATGCTACGCACAATACCAACACTTGAAAAAGAAATTAATGATGTGCAAAAAGAATATATTAGATTAGAAGGCAAATATCAAGAAGTATTAATTAAATTAAATAGTGATATTGTTTATGAACCCATTATTGAACAACAAGCCCAAGAAATAGAAGCGTTGAAAAAAGAACTAGCATTACAAAGACTATCTGATTTTAGTCAAGAGATTGAGGATAGGGAATCTGCTATATACGCAACTGGCTATTGGAATGGTATTCAAAAAACCAAAGAAAAGAATGAAACATTAGATACAAGGTCTTATTTGATTGGTAGATACGATAAGCTGCGTGAACTCACCGATGAAAAAATATTAGATTTATGTCCACCAAATCATTCTGAAATGATGAATGAATCATACACAATTGATTTTGCAAGAGCAATTGAATCATATTTAAAAGGTGAAAAATGAAAATGGAAATGCGTTGGTATAAATATTACATACCCTCAACAGGAAATACTGCTCTTACCTATTCTGAATCTAAAAAACTTCAATATAGGTATCAATATGACCCACCAGACTCACCTTATCCACAAAAATGGTGGACTGATTGGATTGATGTACCAACAATTGAAGAAAGCAAGTGAAAAATGAATGAAGAAATAAAACCAAAACTATTTGTAGCAACTCCAATGTATGCTGGGATGTGTCATGGAGTTTATGCACAATCCATGTTATCAACACCAGCTACACTTAATGCAAACGACATAGAATGTGTATTTAGTTTTATGTTTAATGAGTCGCTCATCCAGCGAGCCAGAAATGCGTTAGCCAATATGTTTTTAAAGACAGATTGTACGCACCTGATGTTTATTGACTCAGACATACGTTACAATCCAGAAGATATCGTACACATGGTACGAGCAGATAAGGAAGTGATTTGTGGTATCTACCCTAAAAAAGAAATTAACTGGGAATCCGTTAGGACTGCTATGGATAATGGCATCCCTAAAGATAATCTCAAATATCATACTGGTAGCTTTGTTGTTAACCTTGTAGATTACGCAGCAGAGGTTACCGTACCGATGAATGAACCTGTCCAAATATGGAATGGTGGTACCGGTTTCATGCTTATCAAAAGAGAAGTTTTAGAGAAGTTACAAGACGTAGTGAAGTCTTATGTCAATGATGTCCATGACTTAGCCGGTAGTCTACAACGAGATAGAATCTATGAGTTCTTTCCTGTATTTATAGAGGAAGGTACAGAAAGATTACTCTCAGAAGATTATGGCTTCTGTAAGATTGCTAGAGATAATGGTATCAAGATATGGGCAGGACCATGGATTAATCTTGCTCACATGGGTAGCTACATTTTTGAGGGACGACTTGTACAACAGCCTTAACGACATCCCCAGCGTCTACGGGCAGCCTTACCTCTTGGACCTTTCCAGTTACGGGACCTAGCACAAAATGATTTATGTCTGGGTCCTGACTTCTGTGGTGCTTTTAGTTTGCTGCCTGTTGCTCGGTTATATTTCTTTCTCCCTTTGGCAGTCAAACCGCCACCTTGAGAGACGGATAACTTTTCTCCTCTCCCAACAGAAAGATTCGGCTTATTTCCCATAAGACCCTCCCGGACATCCTAGAACCCAGTGGTAATTATCCAATCATACTCTCCGAAATTGTTTTTACTTCAGCAACTCTATTTAACCAACCTTTACCAAAAGTGTCAAAGGTACTCAATGATTTATAGAACGCTGTTTTTTCAGCAGCAAAGTTTTCTAGAATAGAGCGTGTATTCGCCTTTTGTATCGCTTGTAGCGTTCCACTCCCAATAACACCGTCAGCAGTGACTCCAACGGCTTCTTGTAATAGTTTACTAGCCCTACCAACACCCATGTTAACAGCAGCATCAAAAGTGGCATAATCGACACCAGCAGGAAGGTCGTCACCATGTACTTTATCCCAATATAGTTGCTTGTAAAGGTCGTGAACATCTTGGTCGCTTATATTCTTTAAATCATCTTTAGTTAAATGAGGATTACGTTTCCAATCTTTAAATACTGCAAAAGTAATTCCCTTCATAGTAGCACCTCCGGGGTCTTGAGGGTTATCACTCCATAATCCCTCTGACTTTAATACGTGTGCTAATGCTGATTCGTAATTTTCTTTCATGTTGTTGGTGTACTCTGATGTAATAGTTCATCTTTCTTTTGACTACCTGCTGATGAACCAAAGTAAAAAGAAATGATACCAACCCAAGCCGTTGACAATGAACCTAACATAATCATCAATTCATCCGACTTGGTGGCATAACCCATCATTAATGCAAATAAGATTCCAAAGAATCCAGCAGTAATTAAAAGAGACAGTAATGGTGGAATCCATGAATGAGTTGCTGTTTGCATATCCCTAGCTGATTTACGGTCATCTACGGCTAACTTTTCAAAGTTAAGTCCTAACTCCTGTGCCTTTGCTTGTAAATCTATTTCAGCTTGTTTAAGACTAGCTAATTGGTCAGCAGTTAACTTACCAGAGTCAATCGTAGACTGTACGTCTTTTTCATCAACTCCCAATGCTTTTGAGATAGCAGTAACCGCTAGTCCTGCTAGTGGTCCACCTAATGCTGTTGCAATGCCTGGTGCTATTTGTGCAAGCCACTCCATATCAATCCTTTAAAAGAATAATTAACATCATACAAAGAAGTGCAATAATTGTCCACCATTTGAATAACTCATCATCCACGTACAATATCCCTCTTGGTTCGTACTACGACTTTATGTTCTTTTGGAAACTTAACTTTTGGTCTTTCTAACTCTTTGATTGTAAAGTGTAAATAAATCACGTAGGACCAGATACCCACTTCTATTAAGAATACAATAAACCAATACACTACCCATATCATACGAGATTAAAATAAAATAATAAACACGTGATAATGAAGGCAGCAAACCAACAATAGAATTGAACCCTACGTACATCTTCTAATTTATGCCCGTAATACTTCTTATTTTCTATATGTTCTTTTTCTACTACGTTTTTAAGTTCGAGAACCTTTGACCATTCCTTGTCACCATACTTTGCTTTAAATTCTTTTTCTGCTTTAGTTTCAGCAAGGATGATAGATTTCTGAGTTTCGTATTCTTGGATAGCCCGATATATCATCGAGTTCTCCATTGACTCTTCTTGGCTTCTCTGACGTTTACGTGCTTCTAACTCTTGTTGAGCAACCTCAATAGCGTCATGCTGGATGTTTTCAATACTTTTAGTAAGTTCTTTACCAGCTTCTCTTGTAGAGTTAAGGCTATTGGATAAACCTTTAACTCCACTTGCAATACCGTAATCTTCCATTTGTTAACCTACACATCTAGATTAACCCCCGATATTAATATCCTGCAGACGTAGCCTCATTTAATATGAGAACACCACCTATATTAACACTGACTACGGCTGCTGTTGCAGCACTACTTGCAATCTGAAATCTTAAATCTGTTCCAGCAGCATAGCCAAATGGATAATGTCTTTGTACTTCATACGTTGTATTAAATGGTGTTTGTACAATTACTTTTTGTACTCCAGAAGAAGTGTTTGTAATTGCTCTATAAATAGTATAGTTTGCTGAGTTACCATTAAAACTAGAATACGCACCATATCTCCAACCATAGAATGTATATCCATTAGGAACAGTATATACAGCCATTTGTGATGTACCAATACTGGTAGTTACACCAGCTACAGTCGTTGTATTAATTTGTGCATAAACAGTACCACCAACAGATAAAGTAATAACACCATTAGGATTAGTAGCAGAACCAGTAGACACAGATATGTTATTGATTCTAAAGTAACTATTTACAGTCGTTACATTTGTTGTACCATTTAATGCTAAATTTTCACTAATTAAATTGTAACTAGCGTCTGTACCGGTAATAGTAATAGTCGCTGTGTCTGTGTTACTTGTACTAACTAATGTCATTGTTGATGCAGAAGATGGAAACGCATAGTCTGTAGTAGCCATGTTTTCCCATACGGTTCTAAAAGCATTAGCTGTAGCAGGAGTAGTACCATAAGAAAATATGTTTGCAGGAGCATGATACGGTATTTGATTTCTAGATACCTGTAACTCAAATGGCTCTGACCTGCCATGTTGTGACATTGAAAATGATGATTGTGCCATTTATATCACCATTTATTATTTTTAGTTTCTGGCTTGTCTGTAGGAGATAATTTAGTAGAGTAAGAATTATTACTAAAATCAAATACAGAACGGTATCCACCTTTCGGTAACAATCCCGGTTTCCATGGTTCCTGCATTGCTGTATTGTCTGATATTTTTTGTGGACGTACAGGTTCAGCGAACTTTTGTCCCCAGTTTAAATTATCACCAGCAACTAACTTACTCTTCTTTTCGTATTGTCTTTTGTCCGCCATCTTTACTCTCCATTTTAATAAGTAAAATATAACTGTACACGCTAAATAACGCAACTACAATTACTCTCTCATACTTTGGGTCCCACATCGTCCAACAACATAAACTGAAACAAAGTCCTAATGCTAGAACTGTAAGTAATCGGTCTGAGATGACCCCTAACGCTATACGCACGACAGCAACCGCATCCATTTAAACCCCCGTTTTGATGATTGATAGTATTCACATTCTACTCGTTATCATCATTATCATCAAGTAATCCACTTCCCCAGCCTTCGTCAGCTATCTTTAACTTAATAGCCTCTAACTTTAATGCTCTATCTAATATCTTCATTTTGTCTGTCAGAGACCATTCTTCATTGGTTCTCATGTCGACAAGCATTGTATTGATAGCATCTTCT